CTGCCTATGTTTGCTGTAGAAGATGAATTCCAGGGTAAAACTGTAACGGATGCATATGCACAGGGTGATGTCGTACAGTGTTGGATTCCCAATAGAGGAGATGTCGTAATGGGCATTCTTGATGTAGGAGCCAACGTTTCTATTGGTGATCTTCTTGAAGCAACGGATGATGGGACATTACGTAAACTTACTACAGGATCCTCAGCTTCTGATGGAGGTGCAATTGTTGGTGTCGCTCTTGAAACACTAAATCTTACAGCTACCGCCGCAGTTGCTTCCTTTATTAAAGTTCGTATTAAGTAGAAAGAAGGTGTAGAGAATATGGATAACATGGATTTTATTGCTAAAGGACAGACATCAGGAGCCGTTGCAAGTCTTCTCGCAAACGAAGGTAAATTGGATGTAGGACTTCTTCGTCCGTGGGTAGGCAGAGATGGCAGATCTTATTGCTCTCTTTGTGCCCCTGGTAAAGATCCCAAAAATGTAGCTAGTTATGTTTCTCATCCAATAAATGCGTATGCAACTCTGCGTCAGGATGAATGGAAACAGATGGATGAAGCTATTCTCAATGTGAGTCGTTCACGTCTGCAGGGTGTTGCAGATCTTGTTTCTCGTGGGCTTACGTTTAATCTTGGAAATGCAATGGGTACTACAGTATTTGAATATGAAAAGGTTTCTGACGCTTTCGAGGCTGAGCTTACAATGGATGCTATTTCCCGCGGTGAGAATGATCGTCCTGATTACGGAATTGAGTACCTGCCTATTCCGATAATTCATGTCGATTACCAGATAAATGCTCGTGTACTTGCTTCTTCTAGATCACGTGGGCAGGCTCTTGATACTACTTCTGCGGAACTGGCTGCTCGTAAGGTTGCTGAGAAACTGGAGACAATGCTTTTCACTTCAACAACGTATGCGTTTGGTGGAGGTACGATTTACAGTTATCTTAGCCATCCTCGCCGCAACCCTGTAACACTTGCAAAGCATTGGAATGATTCTTCCGCTACCGGAGCAACAGTTGTCAATGATGTTATTGCAATGAAACAGAAAAGCATTGACGCGAAACATTATGGCCCCTGGGTTCTTTATATTCCTGTCGGGTATGAAACTATTCTTGACAAGGATTATGATACAACTACAGCTACTGGTCGTACAATACGTGAACGTATCCTTCAGATAGACGGTATAACTGATGTCAAAGTAGTTGATACATTGACAGCTCATAACGTTCTTCTGGTGCAGATGACAAGTGATGTTGTACGTCTTGTTCAGGGTCTTGGGATTACCAATGTTGAATGGAACACGGAAGGAAACATGATCACGAAGTACAAGGTAATGACAATACAGGTTCCCCAGGTAAGATGCGATTACAATCTTAAATCTGGGGTTACCCATCTAGCCTAAATGACTTTAAGGAGTGTTGGAGATGGCGAGAACAAGGAGAGCTCCTCTTGAAGAAGAGGAAGTTAAACTTAATAAAGCTGTTGAAGACGCAAAAGAGATCGTACAGGAGGCAACTCCTGTACCTTCTCTTCCTAAATGGCAGTTTATTGGTGGAGGTACTCTTCAGTTAAAAGATGGACAACTTATTGATTCCGGTTCTTTCTTCTTTGCTGATCCTTCAGTTATTTCTACTGCTTTTATGGATCTTATGCGTCTTATTGAACCAGGTGAAGTAAAACCGAAGTACGAAGATAATGAAATACTTGATGTTCAAATGGTAAAAAGAGAAGACGGGCTGTTTGATATACAGGCAGGAGATACTGTTCTTAATGAAGCGCCTCTGCAAGAAGGAGACGCGAACAATTTTATTGCTTCTCTTACATCGGAGTAAGTTAAGATATGAAGGGTTGGAGAGCTCCTAACATTTGGCGAGGATCTGCTTGTTATATTATAGGTGGAGGACCTTCTTGGTTACAGCAGTTTAAGATTCCTAAACAAGTTATAGATAAAGTAAGGGTAAATAAAGAACCAATATCAATATATTCACCTTACTTAGAGTTTTTACACGGAAAACATGTTATAGGAGTTAATGGAGCTTTCCAACTTGGATCTTGGATTTCTGTTTGTGCATTTATGGATCTCCTCTGGTTTGAGGAACATGAAGCAAAATTACTTAAAGAATTTTCAGGGTTACGAGTAACAACAAATGAACCTATTATGGAAAAAACATATATTCGAGGAAAAAAACACATTCAGTATTTTGCTCCTGAAAGAAATAAGATACATGGTATTTCTGAACTTGAAGGACAATGCGCCCAAAATGGAAATTCTGGTGCATTTGCAATAAATGTAGCATATCATCTTGGTGCAAAAAGAATTTATTTATTTGGATTTGATATGAATTTAACAAATGGTGCTTCTCATTTTCATGGTGAGTATACGGATCCTTGGACAGATACAATAATCAATACTCACTTACGTTGTTTTCCAGAGATCGCAAGAGATGCAAAACAACTTGGTATTCAAATATTTAATGTTAATCCAGATAGTCAGATTACTTGTTTTCCAAAGATTACATTAGATGAAGTTATAAGGAGTGAAGAAAAATGAGTATAGTAACTCCTGCAATGATAAAATTAATACTTCCAGAAACAGAACTTGCGGATACTAATATTCAAGCGTTTATTACTACGGCAGAACGTTTTTTAGAAGCATCATCTGTTTCTGCTTCTGTTGATATAAATACAGTAGAAGAACTAACAAAATGGCTGACTGCTCATTATATAACAGCGACAGTAGAACGTCTTGCTATTTCTGAAAAAGCAGGGCCTACAGAACAGAAATTTGCAAATGTTTATTCTAAAAATTTATCTTCAACACCATATGGACAGACAGCAATCACTCTTGATTATTCTGGAATATTGAATCAACTTTCACAAGGAAAGAGAAATATTGTTTTCTTTGCGATTCCTGAAGGTGAAATTGCATGAGTATTCTTTCACTTATAAAAAAAGTCTGTGTACAAGATGCTGTTTATTGGCCTTACGAAAGTAACACAGGTTATGAACCTTCTTACGGAGCACCACAAAGTATTAAATGCAGGTGGGATGGTTCTTCTGAGGTTCTTACAGACAAACAAGGAAAGCAAATTGTCGCTTCTGCGGAAATACTTTGTCCAACTAAATTAGAAGAAGAAGGACTTATTTGGCTAGGAACTCTTTCCTCTTTATCCTCAGAACAACGAGGAGATCCAAGAATAATTCCAGGAATTGCAGAAGTAAGAAAAGTAAGTACAACTCCTTTATTTAAATCAACTACTAAATTTGTATACCAGATATATGTGTAGGTGAGATAAATGGCGAGTAAAACAGGACTAGAAAAAGTATTAGCAAAGTTAAATAAAGAGTTAAAAACAATAGAAAATAAAACGGTTGGTTCGCTTGTAAAAGCGGCAATAATAATACAGCGAGACATGGAATTTACACCACCTCTCACGCCTGTAGACCTGGGTAACTTGCGTTCCTCGTACTTTATTACCTCTATAAGCCAAACAATTAATCCAGGATCTTTTACAGGACCAAAAACTTCAGAACTTAGTTCTTATTCATCTGAAGTAATTAGTAAATATGAACAAATGTCTAGAAGAAAAAATAAAGGTGGTTATTCTGTTTATTTTGGTTTTACCGCATATTACGCAGCCAAAGTTCATGAATGGGATACTGCTATTTTTAAAAGACCTGGAAGCGGTCCTTTTTTCTTTGAAGCAAGCATTAAAAGAAATTCAGCAAGAATAATTACGTTGGCTTGGCAGGAGGCGAAGATAAAATGAACAATGCTTCTAAAGACATTGCTCAAAAACTTGCTTTGCTAACGGTTTCTTCCAGTGTACTTAAATTTACAGTTGGTTCTAATTTATTTGTAGGACGGGAGCCGACAACTCCAGATAATTGTGTTACAATTGTAGATAGACCGTCATGGCCAATAGGAATAAATTTAGACGGATCCGGAGAATTTGATTATGCTTCTATTCAAATTCGAGTTAGAAATATTTCATATGATAAAGGAGCAGAAATGATGCAAGAAATAATTAAATTACTCCATGGTATAAATAATTTTACAATTAATAATACCGCCTATTTTGTGTGTATGTGTGTATCCGGTCCTTCTATTCTTGATTGGGACCAAAACAATAGAGCAAGATTAATAAGTAACTTTGACATTCAAAGGAGGAGATAGTTATGGCTATATCAGGCGTAGGAACTATTTTTGCAAAAAAAGCTGCCGGTTCATCTGTTGTATATACACCGATAGCTGAAGTAAAAAACATTGAAGGACCTTCTGCATCTAGGGCTTTCTTGGATTCAACAACACTTGATGCAGTGGACGGATGGCGTACTTATATTTCTGGTTTTAAGGATCTAGGAACTTTGACGATGACCCTTAATTATACCAAAGCAGGGTACTCGGCGTTGCTGGCGGATCTTGGTTCCGATGTGGCAAGTAATTATAAGATTACATTGCCTGACAGTACAACAATTGTTTTTGATGCGTTTCTTACGGATCTTCCGCTTACTATTCCTGAAGATATAATTACAATAAGTGCGACATTTAAAATTTCAGGAAAACCAACTACCACATTCCCATCTTAAATTTAAGTAAATAACAAAAAACAGGGGGGTTACAAAAATGAAATTTTTGACTAAAGAGGATCTGCTTAACAGGGAAGTAAAAGTTTCCAAAGTTGTTTTTGAGAATGATGAGTTTGTCTACGTTAAGGAAATGAGTGGACGGGATAGAAGCATTATTGAAATGAGTATGATGAAGTTTAAAGATGGTGAAAATCTTGCTTCTGTAACTTCAGAAAAAGATATTGTAATGGACACAACAAATCTTAAGGCTAAATATGCTTGTATGTGTTTGTGTGATGAAAAAGGTAATCTTCTTTTTACTATTAAAGATGCAGATAAATTTGGAGCGGCAATTTCTTCAACTGAGCTTGACCTTATTATTGATGAAGCTGACAAACTTAATGCGTTTATGAATAAAGGAAAAGAAGATCTAGTAAAAAACTAATACTACGGCCCGGCCGGAGATTTAATTTCCGGCTTTGCCGTTTTTTAGGGGTAATTCATCCAGACATATTAGAAGAAATGTTGACTTGTCAACAAATTGCAGAATGGGAAGCATATGATGCTATTGAACCAATTGATTCTAATTATAGGTTGGAATTCATGCTTGCTCAAGTAACATCAACTATTGTACAATTGTTTGCTTCTCCTCCAGAAGGAGAAGAACAAAAAGAAATAACAGCAATGAATTTTATGCCTGATTGGTTATCATACGCAAAGAAAAGAGTTTACCCAGTTAGTAAAAAGAAAGAATTACCTTCTGTAGAACAAGAAAAGCAAAATAAAGAGATTGCACAAAAAGTTCTAAATTTATTTACTGCTATGGAGAAGGAGGAAAAATAAATGGCGGATAAAGATTTAGGGGCTCTAATAGTCCGACTTCAAGCAGATATTACACAAATGAAAAAAGCAGTAGATAGTGTTAAAGATGTAGGAAAAGAAACAGAAATAACACAAACAAAAGTTAATGGTTTAAAAGATAAATTTGCAACTTTAGGTAAAGCAATTATGCCTTTAATTTCAAGTTTTGGTGTTCTTCGTACAGTAATGAAAATAGATAATAAATTTACAGAACAGGTAAAAATACAAGAAGAAGCAGTTGCACGACTTGGTTCTGCAATACGTTCAACAGGAGGTATTGCAGGACTTACTATTAAAGATTTTGATAAAATGGCACAGTCTTTACAGAATGCTTCTACGCGGACAATGGCAGAAATAACAAACACGCAAAGTATTATTGCGGCGTTCACAAATATACGAGGTAAAGTTTTTAGTGACACAATGACAACCGTTCTTAATCTTGCAGATGCTTTTGAAATGGATTTAACGCAAGTTGCTCGTTCCGTTGGTAAAGCATTACAGAATCCGACCAAAGGAATGCTTTCTTTGCAACGCATAGGTCTAGGACTTACACCTGTTATTCAAGCGCAAGTTAAAGCCTTTATGTCTGTTAATGATGTTTTATCCGCTCAAAATTTAATACTTGACTTCTTAAAAACTAGACTTAATTGGACTTCTGAAATGCTTGCGGCAACTCTCCCAGGAGCTATTCAGCAAACGAAAAATGCTTGGGATAACTTATTCCGTGTAGGTGGTACAGAAGGAACTGAAAGATATAGAAAGAGTTTAATTGAACTACGTGATGCTCTCCAAACAGATGAAATGAAAGAATTCTTTAAAACAATGGGTTCTGGATGGTACACAGTAAAATCATTTGGTGCTGAAATAGTCACTTTTGCTCTTCAATTTAAAGAATTGCTTATCATTTCTGGAGTTACTGCTATGTTGGTAACTTTAGCAACAACAATAAAGTTAGTATTACTTCCTGCAATTTTAGCGATAGGTGGAGCAATTACTACAGCCTTTGGGCCTATTGGTGTAGCTGTTACGGGTGCGATTCTTGCTATTACCAGTTTAATTGCATTTTTACGCAGAGCAAAATTAGAAGCTAAAGGTTTACCTACAATGTCTTCTTTATCT